ATAATTTTTTTCAGCATTTGGTTCTCCGTAACTAATAAAAATTATATCATACACGATTGAGCCTGTAAAATTCGTCAAATGTGTTTACTACATAGGCACTTGTATCTGCATTAAGTACAGGCACACTGATAAAATCTTTTGTTTTTATTTGATACATTTGAATTAGTCCTAACGGGTCTATGCCAGCTATGCCATTAAACATTTCATTTAGTATTTCAAAGTCTCGAACATTAGTAATATCCCAATCAGTACACATTGTGAGATACACACCTTGCCATGCACCGGCTATTGCCCATGCACCTTGATCAACATGTATGCCCAATGTAAGCCACTGCTTTAGTCTATGTAGGTTTTCCCACCATATAACTTCTTTAGCGTTCTTACCTTGTTCTAATCTTAGGCCGCGATCTAAGCACATTTTAACACCTTCACGGAATCCTGCTCGCCATGCCTGTAACGGTGTTGTGTTTATGATTGTATCTGAATAGCTAACAGTAAGCGGATAATATCCTGCTTCCCAACAAAAGTCTACTTGACCTTTGTCTTCCTCTGCGGCTTCGTGTGTTTTCATATTAAGCACAAAGTCTTTGCGCCATGCCTTAAGACTGCCGTTGCCGTAACGTAGTCCGTTAATATTATTGCGTCCTGGCCAATTAAATGCTTGTGCATTTGGGTACTTGTCTAAATCAATTTCTAAATCCCAAAATTTAGGATTAACAATATTATCTGCATCTACAGTAACAAACCATTCTGTTTCACTTAGATTGGCAGCGGCCTTATGACAAGCATCACTGCCTTTAACACCATGTACACGCTTTGCCCAGGGTGCTTCTTGTAGCAATCTAGCATAGTTTAATTCTGCATTAGGTTCATCATAGGAGATGAATATGCAATCTAATTCATTAATTTTTAGCAATGACATAAACTGATATTGGGCTCGGTCCTTCGTAACATAATTCTATAGGTATTCCGTTAATAAAATCGGTTACTTGTATTTCTTTTGTATCATAAAGATTATAAGGATTACCTTTTTCTGTGATATGTACATTATACACTTTTTCTTGTACCAACGTCAATCTTTCGATGTTTTCTTGGTTAGTTAAACTATCAAAATGATGCCGATCATAATGAAGTTTCAAAGTAGTATCACTTAGTTGTGCAATTATAGCACAGTCTGCTATGAAATTCTCATAAGGTCGGAGAGATTTAACAGTTTCGCGATCGTCATTTTTTACGACCGTGCTGTTGAACATGCGCTTACGTCTAAATCCTGTTATTGAACTTTTTTCAAATAGTGGATAATACTCGTTTATATTTTTAAAATCAGTAAAAAATGGTTTTATTAATTCCCAAGGAACTTCTACTACAGAGAACTCTGGTTCCTCTATATAATGAGCTCCTACGGATTGTATATCAAGTGTAGAGGAATTAAATTTTACATAATGTCTTTGTACTTGTGCCATACTCTCTCCTCCAACATATTGACTAGATTTCCACTAATCAAGTTTTTCTGTGTATAATGCAAAATGTCCTGTTGATGATACGGTCCAATTTTTACATTGAAATCTTTATTATAATAAAATGCGATATAATCTGTCCATTCGGTTGCAGACTCGCCAAATCCTTGCGACCTAGATTTCATATGAGTAAATCTAGGGAATGGTAATGTTGGATCACTCATGTCTTCTACTATATCTAGCATTTTTGCGGTTAATGCACATGCCTCGTCGGTGGGGATACTTTCGAAATTGCAATCGGTTAATTGTGATTTCCATGTTTCCGGGTAATCAGTTAGAGCTCGCATGATATCCCAAAACTTAGATGTTTCCCTACTCTGTTTGAAGTAAAGCCACCCCGAATAAAAATCTGGTAAATTGTTGTTAATAAATGCTTGTCGATAATACTTGCTGGTCATTGTTTCGTTACGGAATGTCATAGGCCGAGTAGCACACCATAGATCATGTTTTTGCATATGAGGCCACCAATGACTAACATCATTAAGGAACAAAAAATCTCCATCAATGAATACTGTTTCTTTATAGGGAGTGTGTTCGTAGGCCCTCGACCTGGCATTCATTCCTTTTGGACCTTCGTAGTCTATGATACTATCAAATACCCAAGATAGTTTTAAGGCCTGGGCTTGTGTTACATTCGTTGTAGCAATGCTTACATTATTATAACCTTCCGGTTGAGTTAATTTAATAGTTAACGCAGTTATATAGGCCAACCTAATATAATTTGTTTCTTTAACATTATTAGCTATCATAAAATAGCCTTTATCTAATAATTTTTCAATCATGTAAAGTAACCAATGAGTCTAGGTTTTCTAGTAACTCTATTTTGTTCATCATATGAATGTCTTGGCCAGCAGTCTTGATCAATATGTTTTGATCGCCTGCTACCCAGGTTAATCCGTTCTTTGTGATTTTTACCAATGAATCTCTATCATTAAACAAAACTGGACTAGGGAGTGCAATATAATATTTTTCAGCACCAAAGCCTCCCATGATGTGGCATGCAACAGTAAATGCATAGTCATTTCGGAATCTTCTAATGTCAAATTGATACAGCGTACCATACCATGTCCAATTTTCTCTAATGTGGTCCACTAAGTCAAAAAGAATTTTGTTTTCGGGAGTTTTATTGAATATGATATTTGTTGCCCACAGCATGTGAAGACTCTGTGGACTAAATGAAAAGTCACTGCCGGGTCTATTAGGACATAGATCTTTCATGTTTTCACATATCATAAAATTGTAGCCACTATCTAAATAGTCTTTCAGTCTATTGCTAAAAACTAAAAAATCACTATCAATTAGCAGGGTACGATCGTAAGGGGTAAGATCGTAGATTTTATTCCTGTTGGTATTTTTAAATGCAATACTTTTCCCACATAGTACTCGAGAGTTATCGCGGTCGTCTGCTTCTGTTATAATAGTTTTATCAAAGATGGTAGTATCAATTTTACCTAAAGTAATGGAGTCTGTTATAAGACTGACCGGTATGTCGAGATGCTTTTTCACTAGGCGTGCCGCAAGAACCGCTTGCGGGCCGTAGTCTATGTCACCATCGAAGGCAAAGATACAGCATCCCTGATTCATAGGTCTACCAGTTTAGCCGCAGTTCGTTTTTGTTTGATCTCGTTATAATCCGTCAAGTATTGATTAGTAACTTCAAAGTATGTTCCAAGTACTCGTGCTCGAAAATCTTCTAAATCTTCGATTTCAATAGGATACCCATTGTCATCTAGGATAACAGCGGCACCGTATTCTTTAATAGAATTAACGAATCCAATTAGTGTTCGATCCACAGTAAACATGCCACCGCAGTAGCCTATAACAAGTTCTGCATGTGCTTTGTCTTTTAACCGCTGTCTTTCAATTCCAAGTGTTTGTCTATAATCGGCATGTGCCAGTGCTTTAACTAATCTGTCGTCCATTTTAACCTTTTAATTAGAATGACGGTTGTATTCCTGGATAGCTAGGAGCATTAGCTACGATTCCGTCTAAGTAATTATACACGCGAGTCTGGCCTATGGGTTGAATATTGAAAGGATATGTAACAGTTTGTGCTAATCCAGGATTGCCGCTCGAAACAACGTTAGAACCGCCCGCGCCGACATACATATTCTGGATCGCACTAACTACGACGATAGATTTAGCTTGTAATAAATCAGCATTGTCTAATCCTAAAAACATAACAAAGTAACTGCTGGTATAATTTGCATCTGCTTCGAATACTTTTGCTGTCGGAGTTATTACTTGATTTATTGGGTCTGGATTTACTAACATATTCCCGCCATATACTCCGCCAGTTTGTCCTATTGTTGCAGGATAAGCTATACCTTGATTAAATTGAGTAAAGGAATTTCTAGTAAGCCTAAAACTTCCCATACTACCAGTTAGATCAGCCCAGCCTTGACTAATTGGATTTTGAATAGATGGCACAAAACTAAAATTCCATGTTATGTATCCGCCGGCATTCCAAAAACTTCTAAATGCGGCATTACTTGGAAAATCAACCTGGTAACGGAATCCGTGTGCTTGTGAAAAGGAAATATTTCAGCCGTGCGCAGTCCATAAACT